TAAGTTGTTCATTTGTGCGCTGGTCAAGACCTGCGTTGAAAAGGCTGTGTTTGGTGATGCCATAGTTCTCCTTATTGTAGTAAATCTGTGCCATTGAGTGATGACTTATCAAGGATGAACCATGACGCATAGCGCGCTGATCCGTCCACTGTCATTTGCCACTGTCCAGGCACAATGCGGTGCTCGATACGGTTGATCAGTTCTGCCTGGCTGATGCTGTTGCCTGTTGGCGGCTGCACAGTCAACGTGTAGCGATCTAGCAGTTCTAGCCCTAGCAAGGTTGACCAGTCAGACGTTGCCGCAGTCACGCCCACAGAGACTGGCGAGATGTTGGTGAGCAGTTGCCCATTGACCGTTGCCTGATAGGCAGCCAGTGTCACGGCCTGAGCCTGCGTAGAGAGTTGCGTGCCGGTATTCATGGCATTAGTGCCATACGCGCTGACACTGGCTGAGTTGGTAGTCGATGTCTGGCCGCCGCCAGTGAACGTGACCGTGATGTCATTACGGATGGCGGCAGCGTCATAGTTGATCTGCACCGATGGCTGGAACGGTATTGAGCCGCTGGCAAACGTGGCCTGGCTGGTGTTGCTCGATGTGTTGGTGTACACATAGTTGCGGTCAGTAAACTTGATTACGCCAGCGCGCGTGACAAATAAATCACCATCCTCAGAATTATTGACTAATTGCATCTCAGCAACCAGATTGCTATTTGGTGGAGACAATGCGCCCACAGTTGCGACTGGTGCAGCGGTGACGCTTTGCAGCGTGGCATCCCATGACGTATAGCCGAGCAGTCGAGTCATGCGCGCGGCTGATGTTTCACTGACGTTGTTGTTGTTGACGTTGTACAGCGCCAGCACTTGAGCGTCTGAGAACACTGAGTTATAGATTGCAATCTCTTGTATTCCTGCACCTTTGATTGCAATATTTATTAAAGGCAATAAAAATGCGCCTGATGCTGCAGTAAAAGTTGAACCAGTTTGCAACTTCCCATTGATGTAGAGCCTCATCACTTTTGTAGCAGTTGTAAATGTTGCAGTGAAAAAAACTGGCACGCCGTTGGCCGTATAGACTGCAGCAGTTGATTGCGCGTACGATTGCGTCATTGCTGTTGTTTGGTAATAAGCGCCTACTTGATTAGAACTTAATTGAATAATAAATGTAGGATTGTATGCTGCTTGTGTGCTTCCAACTAGATTTATATATCCATTGGTATCAAGCGCAGTCAACCAGCCGCTGACTGTAAAACTTTGCGAAGTTGACACAAACGATGTATCCGTTTTGCTGTAAAAATCTTGACTTGTAACCATGTTTGTAGCAAGTGCGGATGTGGCGCTTTGTCCAACGCGGTAATTAGCGTCAGTTGCACCTGCTGGACTTGCTGACAATTTGCCTACAACGTCAGTGATTGTGGTGCTGCCTTGTCCGTCATTACATCGCCAATAGTTAGTTGGTGATAAGGCTTTGGTGTAGTCATACACATAGTCCGGCAACAGTTCCTGAGACAGGAGACTCAGCCCATCAAAGCATGACAACGTAGTGGTGGCAAACTTGCCTGCATGATCCCACGCTGCAGGGAATCCATCCACAAAACCGCGAAACACTGCATAGGTGACTGAGTTGCTGATGCCCTCAATTTTTATTTGCCGTCTGGGTAGCAGTTTGCCGTAGTACGTTCCAGACGTATAGAACGGATCAAAGAGTCGCGAATTGTTGTTAAGGACTACCTGAGCAGTGCCGATGAACTGGCTGTAGTCATCTGACCTACCGCGCGAGACATCAGCCGAATACACATACGATGTGATGTCAGTCCAGACTGGTGACGCAACGTATGGCCCATCATCAAAGGCAATCGAGACTTTAGGTGTTGGCCAGGCCATTAACTGCCAACAAATCCAAGTGAGCCAGTGCGCGCTTTGTACGCATTGAGCGCATCGACTACAGACTTGCCAATGGCTACCGGATCGCCCACGCCAGCATTGACTGTGATGTTCACGCCGCGCTCAGCAGATCCAGCGTTGCCGATGTTGCCGGTAGATGTAGATGGCGTGACGCTTGGCGCGCCGTTGCCTGTAATGCGTTCAATGGCGTTGCCGACTAACTGACCAGCAAATCCTGGCAAGGCTATTGAGCCAATAATCTTTGCACCAATTCCGCCAATGCCTTTAATCTTTTCTGCAGCATCAGCAAGTTTGTTCATGGCAACTGCTATGCCAATTATCCCAGCCGCCATCAAGACAAATGGGTTCACGGCCATTGCCGCATTGAGCGCAAGAGTTGAAACAGCCAGCGCGCCGATGCTAACGGTCACTGCCGCTATTAAACTTGGATTAGCCTGCGCCCACTCGGAAAACTTAGTCACCACTGGTAGCACTTTTTCCATCACCGGCAAGAACGCTTGACCAATGCCTTCCTTAGTTTCTGCAAATGCGATGCTTAGTTTTTTCATGCCTCCTGCGGCAGTGTCAGCGGCTGCCTTACCAGCGCCGCCAAAGTTTGCTTCAAGCACTTTTTGCACGTCAGCCAGGCTTGCGCCATCTTTGATCATGGCCTTGACTTCTGGCGATAACTGGTTCAAACCTTTCATGTTGCCTGCGTAGGCTTTTGCCAACGCGTCAGTGACATCGACTAGCGGCTTGCCAGTAGCGGCGGCAATGTCTGTGGCAAGGTTCATCAGTTTTGTTGCTTCGGCTACATCCTTTGTGGCAACAATCAACTTCTGCAATGCCGGACGCGCCTCGTCATCGGAGATGGCAGCAGACCTGCCCAGACCGCTGATGTATTTCTCAACGCTTTTAACCTGGTCATCAGTTGCGCCTGTCGATCGTTTAATTTGATCGGCAAGACTTTTCTGCGCGGCTAGATCCTCGATGGCTGCATTGACGCTTGACCCGATCACGCCTACTACAGCAGTGAGCGCGGCGGCTGCTGGTATCGCTGCTTTTTTTATTGCAAACTGTGCCTTTTCGCTCGTTGTCTCTAATTGCTTGAATTGCTTGATGGCAGACTTGATGCCTTTGCTATCAAACTGACTAATGATTGGGATGTCAATACTCATGCCAGTTCTCGATTCACTTTGTTAACAACGCGCAGCGCGGCTTTTTCAATCTCATTTGTAATTGCGCGTTTTTGAGAATACACAGCAGGCCCAAATAGCCGAGTCCTACCTGCTGGCGGTGTGTTGCCCAAATTGGTAGCAAGCGTGCTGGCGTTCTTGCGGCCTGCTGTCTCAAAGATGCTGGCCGCTTGATCTGTCTGGCTGATCACGATGACCGCTGTAGCGTTGCGCCGCGTGTCTAGTTTGACCTTCACGCCCTTTTGCGCTTTTGCCACGCTGTAGGGAAATAGTTTGCGGCTGCCGTTCGTCCACGTCTTAGCCATGCCGGACAGCGGTACACCTAGCGATGCATACCTGCTGCGCGCCACGTTAAGGGCTGGCGCTGCAATTTGGTTGAGTTCCGCTGCAAATTGTTTACGCAATCCAGGCTCAATTTTGTTAAGCGATGCCACTGCCTCACGGATGCCTACGATCTCGGTTTTGGTAGTAACGGTCATTGCTTCCTCGATTCATTGATGAGTCTAATGCAAGACGCAAGATCAGATGCTTGAAACTCGATGTGCGGCGGCCAATAACCAGTCTCTATCAATAACTGACAAAGTGCTAGTCGGTAGCCGCCTTCGTAGGGAGTTCATCGTCTTGATCAACTACTTCGAGCACTGTCAGCCGCTTGATGAACGTGTCAAGTTCGCCAGGTATGACGATGCCTGCAATCTTGCTGGCTTCATACGCCATGAACGCTAGATCCTCAATGCCGATGCCAGCATCAGCGATGTTGCTGGCCTTGCGCTTGAATCTGCGTTCCCATGCCACAATGACATAAAGATTGGTGGTGACTTCATAGTCACCTTCACCTTGATTTACCTTCAGCGTTAGTTGCATCCTGCCGCCTGCTTTCTGTTAGTTGTTATGCGACTGCAACGCTGTAAGCGCCTCCGGTTGTTTTTAACGTGACCATGCCAAGCGTCCCGATTTGCGCCGCCACGATATCTAGCGATTCTACATAGCTGCCAACCAGGCTGAACGCAGGATTGGTTGCAGTGTTTGCACCTGCGGCTGGATTGACCACAATGGTGATGGATGTGCCAACAAGATCTTTAAGAGTTGCGTAAGTTTCAGATGCTGCGTAAGACATCATAAACTCAGCAGTAAATGTTGAGTTTTCCATGCCTGCTGTGTACACACGATTAGTGCTACCAAATGCAGATGACTCAAGCGATTCAATAGTGCGCGTAAGAGTTGCAGATTTGCATTGATCGCTGAGATCGATAGTGGCAATAAGCACTTTTGCGTTTGAGAGATAAGTTGTAGTTGCCATGATTAGTCCTCAGATCCGTCTGTGCCGGCTGTTTCCATTGTAGCCGATTTGGGTTTAGTGTTTTTGGTTTCGGTGATGAATCCGCCAGCCAATAGCCAAGCAACATCAGCGCCTTCAAGTGGCACATACGGC